GATTCCCGCGCCCCAATAAGCTCCGGCCGTTTTATTAACCAACGCTTTATGGGACTCTAGCGTCACTATAATCGCATCTATTTTTTTGTCAAGCTCCTGCATTTTAGTTCTTGTTTCAATTACGATGTCTCTTGTATCATCAACCGTACCAGCAGGAATCATGATCTTATTCCTTATCCAACAGAAACTGAATTCTCAGCCATTGACATAGCTTTCGCTTTTACCCGATTAACCCGACTATCCCAACCTTTGCCAAAAGTTGCAAAATTAGTCAATCGGCGAAGAAACTCCATCCTCAGCTCGCAAATGGCATCGGCCATTTGCTTAGGATCAGTTGCGATAATAGCTTCCATCGACCTTGGCCCCAAAATGCCATCCTGCGGCACACCAGCCAATTGCTGCATGTATTTAATCGCTCGATTAGTTCCAGAATTAACCGCCATATCAAATGCGGCATAGTCTAATCCGGTGGGTAATTTATCCCCTTCAATCCGATCCCAATATTGGGCTTTATAAAACGGTTTAACAACCTCTGGCGTAAGCCCTTTCATAACCATTTCGCTAACTGATCCCTGCGCCCAGGCTTCCCACGCCCGTTTGGTCACGCCCAGATTAGTCATCCCACCGGGGTCTTTCAAATTATTAACAAACCCGCCTTCTTCCTTCAGCACCAGTTCTAAACTGTGTTCAAAATTATTCTTCATTTAACCGCTCCTTTAGTAACAGCAAGAAGATTATTTTTAGCCTCACTACCGGCTGAACTACCGTAGTAAAAATTAACAATTCCAGACCAAGCAGTACCTAAAGAGCCCAGCATCATCAACAACGCCTCACTGCCCGTTTTAGGCATTCCATTCAGCAACAACCAATCAAGAATCGCAAAAAATCCCACAGTTATAACTAGAGCCAAAACTTTCGGAACCCAATCTCTAGTCTCTGTCTGCATTTTCCTAGCGCTATCTCTATCCCCGGCTGCAATCTTTGCCAAGTTGATATCAAGTTCTTTCATCTTTTCTGCAAAATCAACATCGATCTTTTTAACCGCTGCCAATTGATCAGATGTTGCACCAGCAAGTGCTGTAGAAACCTCTTCTTCTGTCCCATTTTCATGCCCAAAAAGCACGCCCGACAGCGCCTTAACCGCCATCCCAGCCAACGGCCCGCCCAAAGCCGTAGCAATAGTAGGAGCAATTTGCCCCAACAACGGGCCAAATTTTGCAAGAATGTCCATTAGCTTTTCCCCTTCAATCGTGTGCTAATAGCTTTGGCTTTAGCCTTGGCATCTGTTTTTGAACTTGCGCCCCATACCTGAAGGGACTTCAACAGCCGAGTTGGTTGGCCTTTGGCATCCCGTTCCGGCCCGGGCATGTTGCCCATACGGGCCAAAAAACTAGCCCTTCGCGGGTTATCCCCGGCCTTTACCGGGGGCTTTAACTCATGGCCTTCGGCCTTGGCGCTTGCCCGGCCTTTTGCATTAAGCCCACCCTTCGGATTCTTGCCTTCTTTTCTTTGCCACGCAGGAGTTTTTGCCATGATCTTTCCCTATCACGCCGTTCTTGCATATTCACGCCATACAATAGCGCCGTAACCAGTACTATACTCCCCAACAAGGGTTAAATTATTTCCTGGAGCCATTGCATACGGAACACCACCTCGCAATATCAAATGAGCGGTATGAGCTATTGTAGTGTAATTATCATTACAAAGAATATTTAATTGTTGTCCTGCAAATCCATTAAGAAAATCAGTAATTGAAGGGGCACCACTTGTATTTGCTGTTCTGAAAAGAGTACCATTAGCCGAACCAACAGAAGGTGTTGCAGCATTAGCAGTTAAAACATTAGTTCCATCTGAACCCACATTCAGCGGTTGATTGTTAATCAGAATTGCACCAGCACCAGCGTTAGTAAACCAGCCACCTGAGTCCAAAATTACGTTGTTGTAAAAGTAATTTTTATCCAAAGTATTAGATAAATCACCAAAATAATCTACATTAGCCGCCATATTGTTAGAAATAATATTAGGCGATGACGGGTGAGCGCCTCCCGATCCTTGAATTCCAATCGCAGTGGCAGATCCAGACAATCCTAGATTGTTCATGCCAAAAAATAAATTACCCATGATTATGTTTTCAAATGATCCAACTCCAGCAGGAGCAACACCAAGATAAATACCAGTCCAAGATTGAGTGTTAGGAGCTTCTCTTCTGTAAAGAAGATTATCAATTATTTGTACCTGCGCAGCTCCAGCAAGTTGCACACAAGCATTAAAAGCCGCCAAGTGAGTATTGCTCAGATGCAATGACGGGTGCTGCCCGCCACTAATCCAGTTAACGCCATAATTAATAGCGATAAAAGCGCAATCATTTATGCAAACACCTTCCGTGTCGTTTTGAATATACACTCCAGTATCAGCAAATGTAATCGAACAAGATTGAACAACAACTTGATTAGAGCCTTGCTCCCGTCCTGAACCATACGCGCTTCCATCAAGAAACATAGCGTATTTCATATTATCTGAGGTAATATAGCCGCTGGCAAGATTATCTTTACCGCGAACATTACAATTTAGAATACTACTTTGAAAACAGTAATCAAAATAAATTCCATGATACCACCAATATAAATCATTAATTCCGCCATCAACTTCAACATTTTCAACCGTAACCTGCGAAGACACCCTGCCTCCCGTGTACGCCGCTGGAGCTGGAAACGTAATACGCAAACCAATATTACCATTGGATTGATTAACAGCAGTTCTAATTGTAAAACCTATAACATGTGCCTCATAGCTGAAATGATTTCCAACCGGCCCCGCATACATCGACAGATTAACCCCAGCTTGGTCCAGCGCCGAGTTGGTAAAATTCAAAACAGTCTGCCGAGGACCAGCCCCAACCATACTAATCGAGCCAAGCTGACTAAAATAAATCCGCCCGCTCAGATTGTAGATGCCTGGCGGAAAATACACACCATAACAGCCAACTGCCCTAGCCGTTGCTAACGCAGTGTTGATATTGGTGTGTAGGGTAGCATCAGTGCCGCCACCACCAGTTTGAATACCAGTAATCTGCGCCGTCGTTAGGAAGTCAAAAACATTGAACAGTTCAGCAAACCGATCACTAAGGCTACGGTTGTTGGTGCCGACAGTGGCGGGAACATGAAAAGCCGTTAAATTGCCGTTGGCGTCGATGCGAGCAGCTTCGCTGCCGGAAGTTGCAAATTGAAGTATGCTTCCTCCAAGCCATAGAGGAGAGAATGCAGATTGCGCCGTGTTGAATGCTTCAATAGCACCCGCAGATTTTCCAGAACTGTATCCACCTATGCGAACAAGTCCAGTAGCACCGGCTGCAACAATAGTGTTGACACTATCTGCCGTTTGCACCGCAAATTTACTTGCAAAAGTGCTAGGTGAAGTTGTGCCAATGCCAACGCGCTGCGACGTATCCACGGTGATTGCATTTGCGCCAGCCGATTGGATTGTCAACGCTGTTGCGGAAGGGCTGGTAATAGTCGTTGCAGTCAAAGACGTTACATTAACTGTACCACCCGATATGTTTGCAGTGACGATATTCGCTGTTGAGGCGATCAAAGACGTTACATTAATATTTCCGCCCGTAATGGAAACATTGGACAAACTGTTTGTGCCGTTGCCAATGCCGTTTATTCCTCCAACAACGGTGGAAAAATTGTTGTCAAGCTGCAACAACGGTATAGAGACCGTAGCGTTGGCAAACGTGTATGGAACGGTGATTGGCAGAGACATTAGAACCTCACTCTGAGTTCGTATTCCATTTCAAGGGTGTTTAACGTGTATCCCGCAGAATTTGAAGTTATCGTAAGCCCAAGATATTTTCCATATTGCTGAGCATCTGATTTGTAGAGTTGATAACCACCCCCACCCGTCCAACTGATTGATTGAGAAGAATTATTGGTCCAAAATATTGTTTGATTTATATTATTTGTCCAAGTGATTATGTTTGTTAAGAACACGCCCGTATTGACAGGGCTAGTGTTGGTTTCACTGTCAACAGTGACATTAACTGCTGTGGTAGTAGTTGATGTTAATTCAATAGCAAACTTTAGAGCTTGCTTGGTGCGAATTGTGTCTTGCATAGGCCACAAAGCGCTTATAATTGTTGTGCTTACGTTAGACGTTGCATCAGTGTACAACGACAACAGGTTTGTGCCACCTGTTCCATACAGGTACAATTTCTTGGCCGTTGTCACTGGCAATGTACGGTTGAGGGTTCCTTGGCTAGTTACAAACCATTTCTTGTCAAAGAAAATAAACTGAACTGGCCGAGTGTTTTTTACCGGATCGTTGTAATAGACATTAAACGCTGCACATAAGATGTTGTTGACAAGCACCTGGCCGCCAGATATGGGCTGCGCAAAGTCAATCAACGGGAATATGCCGTCTAACGCATCCGAGATTTTGCTGACAGTTGCACCAATCAGAGCAAAGACGCCGTAATCATTGATGAACAACAGAGACCTAAAATACGGAAATATCCCGTCATAATAGACCGAACCGTTGGACGCGGAAACATTAGTGTTGGTGAACAAAGTGTTGCCGGTTGACGAAACGCGCACATCAGAAAACACATTAATGCTGTCATCGCCAAAAACGTACAGAAAATTGTTTGCTGAAATTAAAGCCGAAATATTGCTGTGAAGCGTATCGTCTGTAATTTCAATATTGCCCGCAGAGACGCTTACAAAGTCGTTGTACTCTCCCGCAGCGCTGTAAAAGACCGTGCGGCCCTGTGATAACCAAACTCGTCCTTGGAAGCTGGCAACGTCAGAGAGCGTGTCGCTGGTGAGAAGCGCTGTAGCCGTAGCTGCCGTTGTTGGAGACCCGCCACTGAAGCTTACAGACGGAGCAGACGTGTATCCAGCACCAGGGTCAGTGACAATGATGCCAGTTACAATTCCACCAAACACAATTGCTGTCGCTACGGCAATTCTAGTGTATCCGCCACCTGTAAAGATAACAGTTGGTGCAGACGCGTATCCTGTTCCGCTGGTGGTAACAAGAACGCCTATAGTGCCAACAGCAAACGTCAAAGGCCCGGCAACTGCCGCCGCTCCAGAGCCACCGCCGCCAGTAAACGTCAACGTTGGAGCGCTTGTGTACCCAGAACCTGCGTTGGTCACGGTTAAACTGGACACAAGACCAGACCCAACAACAGCGGTTGCCGCTGCTGCACCGCTAGAAAACGTTATGGCTGGTGTTGCTGTGTATCCATACCCAGGATTGGTGATTTGAATTGACGAAACAGCTCCACCAGTAATGCTCGTCACAACAGCTTGTGCTTGCACTCCGTATGGGTTTGTCGGTGGTGCAATGGTCACTGTTGGAAAACTGGTGTACGCCGTTCCACCACTGGTAATACTGATGTTGGTGATTGTGCTGGCGGCGTTGGAAATTGACGCCACAACAGTTGCTTGAACGCCGTTGGCTTGATTTGGAGCGCTGACCGTCACGTCAGGAGGTGTCGTGTAACCCGATCCTGTGTTGGTAATGCCTACAGACCCTACAGACCCAACGGAAATAAGGTCTATGGTATCCCAAGTGTAATACCCTTTGCTGGGGTCGGCTATAATAGCGCGGTCGTTTTTCCATTGTTTTATGCGGACGCCAGACGTGCTGAACGTGCCCGCAGATGCCAATGTTCCCTTGGTATTAGTCTTAAGATTGAGATACTCAGCGCCGCCGTTGGCTTCAAAAGCTACAACGTAATCAACGTTTTTGATGTTGCAGCTATAAATTGAAACCACCGTGTTGGCCCATGCCACGGCAGAACCGCTGGCTTGAACAGCAGATGACGTGCCAACAGCTTTAAGATTGCCATAACCAATCGGCTGAATGTTTTCAAGCCAAGCAAATTCTTCATTGTCCAACGCAGTCCTGTTGGGACGCGTATTCATGCCTTTGAAGGCTTTGGTAACTTGATAGTTCTTTTTTTGTTCAGGTGATGTTGCCATCTTAGTACACCTGATTGTAAACGTCAGGTATTCGGCGCTGGAATGAAGTTGCCAAGGCGTTTTGAACTTTCTTCAAGTATTCCTGCTTGAAGATTTCAGCTTCACCATAACTCTGTTCTTTGTACTTAGCCGTACCAGCGGCATAGTAAGGAATAGGTTGCGTATAAGGCAACGGAATGGTTTCAACATCAGCAAGCGCAACAAGATCAGTTGGCTGAACAATGGTGTCAAGCTCAATGGTGTAGGTTTGATCCGGCATAGGCCCCACATAAAAACTCTGACTGCCATAAATCGAATAGCAAATAGGGCGACCAATATAATTCTGCCAATAACGCAATTGGCTGTTGAATTGGGTCCACGGCTGATAGCGCAGCGGCACTCGTGAGTTACCCCAATACAAATTGAAGTTCACGATGTCGAGCGTGAGAGAGCCCTGCGGCAAAGACGAGAAGTTATACACTTCTTGGTTTTGAACTACCG